ACGAAGGATTAGCGGACACAATCAAAGCAATAGCAGAAGAATTTGAAATTAAACCTACTGTACTTAAAAAAGCAGTGCGGGTAGCATACAAAGTAAACTTCCAACAAGCACAGGATGATTACGACGTACTAGAAACTATTCTCGAAACGGTAGGTCGCACTGATTAATGTCATACGTTGATGCGATATATGATAAAAAATCCGATAAGGTATTAGTTGCCGAAAGAGTTGATGGCAAGCGAGTACAACGTACATTTAGACCCAAGTATGAGTTTTTTTATGATGATGAAATCGGAAAGCATAAAAGTATTTACGGTACTCCGGTTACCAGAGCACATGCCAAAAGCAGAAGTGAGTTCTACCATATGCAACGGAGTCATACAGGCAAACGCCTTTACGAAAGTGATATCAATGTCGTCAACAAGTGTCTAGAAGAAAACTACAAAGGCAAAGAATCACCAAAACTACATACTGTATTCTTTGATATTGAGACCGATTTTCATAAAGAAAAAGGATTCAGCCCACCAGAAGACCCATTCAACAAGATAACTGCCGTCTCACTATACTTAGATTGGACTGAAGATTTGATATGCTTGGCGATACCACCAAATGGTATGTCGGACGATGAAGCATCAGCAATATCAAAGAAATTCGACAATACATTCATGTTCAGTGACGAGGGTGAAATGTTATTGACATTCTTAAGTTTAATCGATGATGCAGATATTCTAAGTGGGTGGAATAGCGAAGGGTTTGATATACCGTACATGGTTAATCGTATTAGGCGAATACTATCAGTGGAAGAAACTAAAAAATTCTGCCTTTGGGGTATTACACCCAAAGTAAAGAAGTACGAACGATATGGTGCCGAAAAGGAAACTTATGCGTTTATTGGTAGAATCCACTTAGACTACATGCAACTGTACAGAAAGTACACGTACCAAGAAATGCATTCGTACTCATTGGATGCTATATCAGAATATGAATTGGGCGATAAAAAAGTCGCGTACACAGGTACATTAGACCAATTGTATAATGACGATTTTGAAAAATTTATTGACTACTCCAGACAAGATACAATGTTATTGGCGAAGATGGATGAGAAGTTGAAGTTCATTGACTTATCAAATGAAATCGCTCACGCAAATACAGTATCAATCCCATCCACGATGGGTTCCGTTGGTATCACTGAACAGGCAATTATCAACGAGGCACATGAACGTGGGTTTGTAGTACCTGACCGAAATCGTGATGAAGGAGAAAACACACAAGCGGCTGGGGCGTACGTAGCGTATCCAAAGAAAGGAATACACAAGTGGATTGGTTCAGTCGATATCAATAGTTTGTATCCATCCGTAATTCGTGCATTAAATATGGCACCAGAAACGATTGTGGGGCAATTAAGATTAGAGAAAACTGATGCATATATCAAAAGCAAAATGGATGACCAACGCAATGACAAAGGAAAAAAGCACAAGGGGAGTTCATTTGCTGGCGCTTGGGAAGGTTTATTTGGTTCGTTAGAATATACTGCGGTAATGGAGCAAACACCAAATACATCTATTACAATAGATTGGGAAAGTGGCGACAGTGATGTTTATCAAACGGATGAGATATATAAAATAATATTCGAGGGTGATGGTAATTACACACTAAGTGCAAATGGAACTATATTTTCATTAGAGACCGAGGGCGTGATACCTGGGTTATTGGCACGATGGAATAGTGAACGAAAGGAGATGCAAGCAAAAAAACGAAATGCAACGACACCCGAGGATAAAGTGTTTTGGGATAAACGGCAGTTAGTTAAAAAGATTGGACTTAACTCATTGTACGGTGCGATTCTCAATAAACACTGTAGATTCTTCGACAAGCGTATTGGTCAATCAACAACATTAACAGGTAGAGCGATTGCAAAGCACATGGACGCATACGCAAACGAATGTATGACTGGAAAGTACGATTACGATGGTGAATGCATCATATATGGAGACACGGATAGTTGTTACTTCAGTGCTTGGCCAGTGATGGAAAAGGCGGTTGAAGAAGGTGCTGAATGGGATAAGGAAATTGCAACAGCACTGTACGAGACTATTGCCGATAAATTAAACATCAGTTTTCCCCTGTATATGAAAAGCGCACATAATGTTCCCACAGTTAAAGGTGAAATTATTAAATGTGGGCGAGAAGTAACGGGTCTTAGTGGATTATTTATTAAGAAGAAACGTTATGCTATTATGGTATATGACAATGAAGGTACACGTTATGATGTCGGTGATAAACCTGGAAAAATCAAAGCAATGGGGTTAGATTTAAAACGCAGTGATACTCCGGCAATCATACAAGATTTTCTAAAAGATGTACTTGATGATTTACTGACAGAAAAAGGCAAGGATTACATCATTGAGCATATTATTAAATTTAAGAAAGAGTTCGCAGATAAGCCTAGTTGGGAGAAAGGAACTCCAAAACGTGTCAATAACTTAACCAAGTATGGTACTATCATGAAAACAGAAATTGATGATAGGCGTAATGGCAAGAAGGTTCCAACAATCCCTGGGCATGTGAGGGCAGCAATTAATTGGAACTTCTTGCGTAAATTAAATAAAGATAACCACAGTATGGAAATTTCAGATGGTATGAAAACTGTTGTGTGTAAACTCAAAGATAATCCAATGAAATTTAAAAGTATTAGCATTCCAATAGATGAAAGTAATATACCACCGTGGTTTAAGGAACTTCCATTCGACGACACATTAATGGAAACCACAGCAATCGATAATAAAATTAGCAACTTATTAGGAGTGTTGGAGTGGGATTTGTTAAATAGGACTGATATTAGCAACACATTCCAACAATTTTTCGATTTTTAAATGTTTAAACCACTAAGTTATTTTGTCAAATACAAAGAAGCAGTAGATAACGTATCTGTTTCATCCAACAGTGAACACCTCATCAATCTAATCACAGATGCCATAGGAATACTATCATCTGATGTTGATTTCGATGTGGATAAATTACTCAATCAACGGGAAAAGATAAAGCAGGATTTAAATGAATTTGACTTATTATTGGATTCATTTAAATCAACCGTGGATGTTGACTTAAGGAAACGTGAATTATCCTATTTAAATAAAAGCCAAAAAGCATATGAAGATTCTAGGAATGGGGATACACCAGAATACATAATCAAACGATTTCATACGCACCCAATTGCATCAAATAAAGAAATCAAAAAACGAATCATACATTCGATATCAATGCATTGTAGTTGGGAGCAACCAGGGTTAATTATACGACCTGGACTTGCAGATATTATCGACCCAATGATTGCATTAGACCCTTTGTATATAATGGATGAGAATTTATTATTACTAGACCATGTGAAATCACTATGGAATGAAATATACCAATCTCGCATTAGATATGGCATTATCGATGACCAAAGTAATGATATATTCAAAAATCTCCCCAAATCGCAATTTGGATTCGTCTTAGTTAATGATTTTTTTAACTACAAACCATTTGACATAATTAAAAAGTACACACAGGAAATATACGGATTGTTAAAACCAGGTGGGTCAATGATATTCACATACAACAACTGCGATTATGCAAATGCTGTTAGAAATTTTGAAAATCTTTTATACACATATACACCTGGTTCATTAATAATAAAAATGCTTGAATTTATAGGATTCGAAGTAACTACAACATTTAGTGACTCCAATGACAATACCAATTGGATTGAAGTAAAGAAACCTGGCAAATTGTCTACCTTACGCGGTGGACAGTGCTTGGGCAAAATCAACATTTAGGTAAAATCCATGTTGTTTTTTTGTACCACCGATATATGTATCATATATAATATTTTATTTTAATACACAGGAGTTCAACAATGAGAGACCAACTACTAGACTTAGTAAGCCACACGCACGATTTAGGTTGCATCGATTTTATTAAAATCACAGGCGAGGAAGATAACACATATATAACAGGATTGGCATCAGATAATAGTGTTGTAATTAATGCCAATTTCAACGCACCAGTCAAAGAGTTCAAGGGAACGTTTGGTATGCCTAGCCTTAGTAACTTAAAAAATTTATTAAACATTTCTGAATATGGTACTGATGGTCAAATCACAGTAAAGCGACAAGACCGAAAGGAAGAAAAAAATACCCCAGTGGGATTACATTTCCAAAATAAGAATAATGATTTCAACAACGATTATAGATTCATGGTTAAAGAAGTAGTCGATGAAGCATTATCTTCAGTTAAATTCAAAGGTGCAACATGGGATGTTGAATTTGAGCCTAACGTGGGTAACTTACAACGATTAAAGATGCAATATCAAGCAATGCCAGAGGCTGACCATTTCTCAATAAGCACAAAGGATAACAATTTGA